ATCATGTCGTGCCGCATGATGGCGACTTCGATCGGTTCTGGACGCGCGACAACTGGCAGCCGCTCTGCAAGCCGTGCCACTCGCGCAAAACGCTCGCCGAAACCAAGGCTCGCCGCCCGAGCCGCTTCCAGAGGGAGAACACCGCATGACCGATCGATCGCTTCTACGTATTGACAGCAAGCAAGCCGCCGAGATGATCGGCGTCACGCCGACCACGATCCGCACCTGGGCCGAGGCCGGGCGCTTCCCGTCGGTGCCCGGCGGTAAGTATGGGCGCAATCAGATCCGCCCGACGATCGCCGACGTCGAGGCCGAGGCCGAACGGTGGCGCACGAAGCTCGCCGCCCGCGCCGAGGTGCAGGCCAAGCGCGACGCCGCGCGCACGTTGAAGCAAGCGCGGGCCGATGCGCGCGTCGAGGCAATGCTGACCTCGTCGGATAAAGTCGACGCCGACCTCGCCGAGATCCGCGTGCTGCTCGAAGATTTCAAGCGGCAGTTTACCGACCTGCCCGGCGCGGTGCAGCGGATCGAGTCGCTCATTCTGGCGACGCACGACCAGGCGATCACGAAGCCGCCGAACGGTGGCGGCGAACCGCTGCAACGGCGGTTGATCGTTCCGCTGCCGACGACACCGCCCCGCGTGAGCTGATGCCCGAGTCTGCGCCCTTGACTGTTGCCCTGCGCGGCGGCCTGCGCGTGTCTGTTCCTGCCCTGGTGTTGCTGCTTTCACTAGAACAGGACGGCCGCGACGTGGTCGTGCGCGCGGGGCAGCTCGTTGTCGACCCGCCGACCGGGAACCAGTCGCCGCGCGATCTCGACGTGGCGGCGTATCGCCGCGAGCTGATCGCGCTCGTGCGCTATTGCGAGGGTCAACTATGAAGTGCTGCATTTGTGAGATCACGATCGTCGGCTACGGACACAACGCCGAGCCAGTCCAGGTCGGCAGGTGTTGCGACTTGTGCAACGCGGTCCGCGTTATCCCGGCACGGCTTCTAACAAAACCATGACCGAGTCACAATCCGAACGGCTGCTGCGCGCCCTCGAAGACCTGGTCGACGAGGTGCGCGCCACCAAGCACGAGATCTGTGTGCTCCGCGTCGACCTGATCAACCGCTGGCAACCGGCGGCGGTCGAGGCGCCGCGCGAGGCGCGACCCGACGGGCCGACCACGCGGGGCAGTCGTTGACATGCTGCGCGCTGGGACCGTGCGATCGGTATCTCGACAACGGGCGCACCTACTTCGCCTGCCCCGTCTGCTGGTGGGGCGAGCAACCGCAGCCGGACATGCGGCGACGACCGCCTGGCGTGCGCTCTGCGCCCTTGCTGGCCGACGCCGGGCAGACGTCACGCGCTGCACCTACACGGGGCCGCTCGTCGGTGAGGCCGCGCGGCGGCGAGTCTTCGAGGACGTGAGCGCCGATCCACTAGTGCGGCAGTTGATCGCCTTGCGTCGAGCCAGGGGCGAGTACTTCGTCGATCAACCTTGGAAGGCGATCGCGGAGCAACGAACCATTGCCGTCGCGATGGCATCGGCGCGGAAGCTCGTGCACCTGGACAACCGACCCTACGGCGACAGCGAGCGCGGCTATCTTTTGTCGAGCATCCTAGCGGCCGAGACGTTCGCGTTGTCGCACGACCTGACGAACCTTGCGGCAGACGCACCGATGCCGAGGCACGTTATCGACTCGGACCTGTTGCCGTTTCGGTCGATGTATCTCGCCTTCGAGGCTGAGTTTCAGACCGAGCTACGGCAGCACGGCAGCAGCGCAGAGCAGGCCGAGGCGGTCGGACTCCAGTTACTCGGGCAGGATGACGGCGTCGCTGTTGTCGTTCATATGGAACGCCCTGATAATGCCTGGCCGATCGCGCATGATGTCCACATCAGATACGGGCAGACGTTTCCCGATGACATCCGAGCCAGGGATCGCAGTACGGTTCGATGGGCGCTCGCGATCCTTTCGCTGATCAACTCACACTACACCGACACCGACGACTGCACGCTGCCGAGGGCGTGGCGACGCGGCAAAGAGTTCGCCGCATACAAAGAGCAACAGATCCGCGTTGTGCGTCTGCGACGCCTGGCGACGGGCGAACCCAACGCCGACGCGAGTGAGGACGACGGGCAGCGTCGGGCGTATCGTCGCCGATGGATTGTGTCGGGGCATCATCGCGCCCAGTGGTATCCCAGTCGCAAGGCGCACCGCGTGATCTGGATCGCCCCGCACATGAAGGGGCAGCAGGGCGGCGACGTGATCGAGAAGGCGTACATGGTGACGCGATGAACGCGTTCGGAATTACGCGCGACGACCTGGCGGCGATGAACGATCAAGACAGGGCACAGGTAATTCGGCTTATCGCGAGGCACAAACGTCTCGTCGCGAGGGCGATCGAGTTCGGGATCTGCGAACGGTGCAAGCGGCACGACACCACGGTCGACGAGCGCTACTCGTTCGGCGTCTATGCTGGGATCGTGTGCCGACGTTGTGCGCTCGGCTACCTGGATCGCTGCGGCTTGCGACCTGAAGGCCAGGGCGCGCGATTCTAAAAAGGGACCAGCGATGAACGACAGACACGCGGCCTACGTTGCCAGGGCAATCGAGCGCGGGATCTGCGAACGGTGCAAGCGGCACGACACCACGGTCGATCTGCGCTACTCGTTCGGCGTGTATGCTGGGATCATGTGCCGACGTTGTGCACTCGGCTACCGGGATCGTTGCGGCTTGCGACCCGAAGGCCAGGGCACGCGCGCCGACTTCGAGGCGCTCGAAGGACCGGGCAGCTACTAGCACCCAGGGGGGGGGTCAATCCCGAGAGGGCGCACCCCGACAGCCCGCGCCAGCCCCTTGTGTATATGCTCGCGTTTTCAAAAAGTGGGGGGTATCGACAGAATGAGCCAACAGCAGCCCGCGCCGAGTGCCTGGCAGAATCGGATCGTGGCCGAGGGCGACGAAGCGCCCGACCAGTTGCTCGCGAATCCGGCCAACTGGCGCATTCATCCGAAGGCGCAGCAGGACGCGCTCGGCTCGGTGCTTGAGTCGGTCGGCTGGGTGCAACGCGTGCTTGTTAATCGACTGTCGGGCCATGTTGTCGACGGGCACCTGCGGGTCGCGCTGGCGTTGTCGCGTGACGAACCGACGGTGCCGGTCAGTTATGTCGAGTTGTCGCCCGCCGACGAGGCGCTCGTGCTGGCGTCGCTCGATCCGATCGCGGCGATGGCGGGCACCGATAAGGACAAGCTTGCCGAGCTGCTCGCCGACGCGCAGATCAACGACGACGCGCTGCGGGCGGCGATCGCTGACGTCGCGAACCTGCCGACGGCTGCGACGTCAGCGCAGCGTGACCGCTGCGAGGCGTGCGGCCAGCGGATCGGCGCTCACGTTGTCGCGACAGAGAGGGGCTAAATATGCCAGGACGCAAACCGAAGCCGACGGCGGTCAAGCGCCAGGACGGCAACCCAGGACACCGCCCGCTCCCGACGAACGAACCCGAGCCAGTGGTCGGGCTGCCCGACTGCCCTGATCACCTCGACGACGAAGCGCGGGCCGAGTGGCACCGGCTCGGCGAGCTGCTCGTGCGTGAGCATCGCATGGCCCCGATCTACAAGGCGGCGTTCGCGGCGTATTGCGTCGCCTGGTCGCGCTGGGTGACGGCCGAAAAACAGATCCAGCAGTACGGCCTCGTGATCACGGCACCGAGCGGCTACCTGGTGCAATCGCCCTACGTCGGCATTTCTAACCGTGCCTGGGGGCAGCTCATGAAGGCGCTCGCCGAGCTGGGGATCTCGCCGACGAGTCAAGCGCGGGCGCAAACGGTCGACGCGCCTGCCGAGGTCGGCGGCAGTTACTTCGAGCAATTCGCGGCGCAGCGATCGACCGGGCGGCGATGACCGCCACGCGCCCGACGGCTCGCGTACTCAAGCTCGCCACGCGGGCCGCCGCGCTCGACGACTCGCAGGCGACCGGCTACGCGCTCGGCGTGGTGCGGGGCGACGTCATTGCGGGGCCGTGGGTGCGCCTGGCCTGCGAGCGGCACCTCGGCGACCTGGTCGACGGACCGCGCCGTGGCCTGCGGTTCGATCGCACCGCTGCCGATCATGTGCTGCGGTTTTTCGAGCACCTGCGACTCGCCGAGGGGCAGTTCGAGGGGCGGCCGTTCACGCCGGAACCCTGGCAGGCGTTCATCCTACAAAATCTGTTCGGCTGGCAAAGTGCGCCGGGCGTGCGCCGGTTCCGAACGGCCTACGTCGAGGTCGGCAAGGGCAACGGCAAGACGCCGCTTGGCTCGGCTGTCATGCTGTATTGCCTGCTGGCCGACGGCGAAGCGAGCGCCGAGATCTACAGCGCCGCCACGACGCGCGAGCAGGCGCGGCTCGCGTTTACCGATGCGCGCAAGATGGTCGAGGCGTCGCCCGAGTTGTCGCGCGCCGTGCGGGTGTCGGCGCACAACCTGAGCCAGATCGGCGGCTACGGGTTCTTGCGCCCGGTGAGTTCGGAACATCGCGGCCTGGACGGGAAGCGCGTGCACATGGCGCTGATCGACGAGCTGCACGAGCACCGCGACGGCGGCCTGGTCGTTGAAAAGATGCGCGCGGGCATGAAAGCGCGCCGCCAGCCGTTGCAGTTCATGATCACGAATGCCGGGCACGACCGCACGACGATCTGCTGGCGGCTGCACGAGTACTCGACGCGGTTGCTAGAGGGCACGGTGGAGAACGATACCTGGTGGTGCTTCGTCTGCTCGCTGGATGACGACGACGATCCACTCGCCGACGAGTCGACGTGGATCAAAGCGAACCCGAACCTGGGCGTCTCGATCGGACTTGACTACCTGCGCGACCAGGTGCGCGAGGCGGTCGGGATGCCCGCGAAGCAATCGATCGTGCGGCGGCTCAATTTTTGCCAGTGGACCAAAACGATCACGCGGGCGCTCGACCTGGCAGCGTGGGATCGGTGCCCGCCGATCGACGACGACGCGCTAGCCGGGGTGCCCGTGTGGGCCGGGCTAGATCTCGGGCAGTCGTCAGATCTGTCGGCGTTGGCGCTCGTGTGGCAACTGCCCGACGGGCACTACGCGCTGCGCTGTCGGATCTGGCTGCCGGAAGCGGCGATCGACGCAGAGACGTCGCGCCCGTACGAGCAATGGCTCGCCGAGGGACTGCTCGACCTGACGCCGGGCAGCGTCACCGACTACGACGTGATCGAGGATGTGGTGCGAAGCGAGTGCCAGGCGCACGCGGTCAAGTCGCTCGCCTACGATCGGCGCTTCGCTCAACAGTTGGCGCACCATCTCGACGCCGACGGGATCGAAGTCGTCGACCAGCCGCAGGGGTTCCAGCTCAACGAGGCGTGCGTGCGGCTCGGCGAGCTGGTCGCCGACGGTCGCCTGCATCACGACCACGACGCGCTCTTGAGCTGGTGCGCCTCGAACCTGTGCTGGCGTACTGGCCGCTACGGCGAGATCCGGCCCGACAAGGATGCCGCGCCCGACAAGATCGATCCGATTGTCGCCGCCGTGATGGCGATCCAGCGGTCGATCGCCCAGGTGGATACCAGTAGCGTGTATGAAGATCGCGGCGTGCTGACGTTCTAGGCGGGAGTGCCGCCGCCGCGAGGATTGCGGCGACGGCCTGGGCGGGTCTATGCGGTGAGCGCGATCGCCGCGACGGCGTCGGCCTTGCGTTTGTCGCTGGCGTGCACGTATCTGTGCAGCACCATCGTCGTCGACTTCCATCCGCCGATCGCGGCGATCGTCGTGGCGTCGAATCCGGCCTCGGCCATTCTGGTCGCGGCGGTGTGGCGGAGCGAGTGAAACGTCACGCCGCCATTTTTCCGGCCATATGTGACCCCCGCGCGTTCGCAGGCGCGCTCGAAGATGTCGCGCACGCGATCTTTCAGCCCGGCGGGATCTTTGCGCGTTCGCAGCGCGGCGAAGACATGCGGGCACCGCGCGCGGTTGTCGGTGCGGCACGTTTCGCACGGCCCGGTCGCGCCCGTGTGAATGTGCCGGGGAAGCTTCGCGAGTTCGTCGCGCAGTTTTGGCGATACCGGCACCGTGTAGGCTTCGCCGTTTTTCGGATCGGGCACTCTGATTTTGTCGCCTTTAATGTGCCCATATTCGAGGCCGATACAATCGCCGAGCCGCATCGCCGTGTAATACGCGAGCGCCACGAACGCGCGCTCGGCACCGGCCAGGGCGTCGAGGATACGCCCGGCGTCGGCAGGCGTCAGGACTTGCGCCTCGTACTGTGTCGCCCGCAGGCGCTTGTGCCCGACGAGCGGCGACGCGGTCAGCTCACCGGCCTCGACCGCCGACGCCAAGATTACCTTCAGTTCGTCGAGGTCGCGGTTCACGGTCGACGCGCTGACGGTTTTTGTTCTGACGGTCGACCATTCGTCGACCATCTTGGCCGTGATCCGGTGCAGGCGTTTCGATCCGAACACCGCGATCAAGCGGTCGATCCGGGATCGGTCAGTCCGGCCGCCGTGCTTCCGCTGCCGCAGCTTATGTTCGATATACCAGGCGGCGAAGTCGGCAAAACGCGGCGAGGTTTTCTTCTGCGCGATGCCGACCGACCCCTGCGCCCGCGCCGTGATCTGCGTCGCGCGCAACGTGATCGCGTCGTTGATCGCGCTCTTCCCGCCCGCGACGATGCCCGTCGAGATCCGCGCCCTCGGCAGGTCGCCGACGGCGGGCAGGCGCATCCAGAAGTACGGCGATTTCGGCTGGCGATAGAGGCCAGTGCCGTCGAGTGCCTTGCGTGCTTTTTCGTGGTTAGTCATTTCGATCCTCTTTTGGGGCGGCCAGGTTTGCCGAGTTTCCGGTTGAGTAAGCGCCGCCGCTCGGCGGGCGTCAAGACGAACACGCCGCCGATCGTGCGCGGCGTGATATCGAGGGCGTCGAGTAGTTGGTGTACGCGCTGGCGTGACACGCCAAGCTCGACCGCGACGTCGCTGACACTAAACACGATCGAGCCTCGTGCCGAGCAACTGGCCGACCTTGTGGCCTTGCGGATCGTTCGCCGCGATCTCGGCGGCGAGGGTGTCGAGTTGGCGACTGAGCGCGAACGCCGTGGCGTCGTTGACCTGGTCGCGGTCGAGCCGCGTCCAGACTTGCACGTAGGCGTCGAGCCGTGCGGCCTGCGCCAGCTCGGCGGTGTTCTGTGTCTTCGTCATCGTGCCTGCTCTCCTATGCGTTGCCGTCATGGCCCTTTAATACTATGTAAACCCTTGACACGCGTCAACCACAAAGCGACACGCGGGCGGGTTTTGTTTTGCAAAAAAAACGGCCGCCAGGCGGCGGCCGTTTGTCGGTGCGGGCGAAACTATGAGCTGGGCGGATTATCTGTCGCAGTCGTCTAATTCAACCGAGCCGCTCACGTCTGCCTGTGTGATCTCGATTGCCGTGTTGTCGGCGAATCCGTCGCCCTCTAGGCGGCCCAGTCCCTCGACCGCCTCCGCGATAGAAACGGCGGCGTCTTTGGCGCTGTCGGCCGTGAGGAACCGGATATCGACCGTGACCGAGTAGTGTTTTTGGGATGTCATTAAACTCGCTCCTTTATGTGTGGCCTTCATGTTGGAGTTATTATCGTTAAACCCTTGACGCCTGTCAAGCATAAAGCGACACGCGGGCGGGTTTTCTTCGGCCCGCGACGGGTTGCGTTGTCAACGCTTCGCGCGAGACGATCTGCTCGTGTACGCCGACGCGACGTTTGTGATCGGCTGGCTGATTGCGATCGCCGGGTGCGCCCTGGTCGCGCCATCGCTGGCCGTGATTGTCACCGGGTTAGTACTCGTCAGCGCGGCGGTGACGTGGGAGCGGAACAACAGAGACGATGAGCCTGATCAGTAGATTGCTCGAATCGCGGGCAGGACTGGCGCAGCCGAGTCGCTGGTTGCTTGACGCCTGGGGCGGCGGGGCGACACCTAGCGGCGCGACCGTGACACACGAAACGGCGCTGCGCCATCCTGCCGTTTATCGCGCCGTGAGTTTGATCAGCGCGACCGTAGGATCGCTACCGCTCAAGATCTATCGACGCCTGCCGAACGACGGCAAGATCGCCGAACCGGCGCACCGGCTCTATCCGCTGCTGCACGATTCGCCGAACGGCGAGCAGACCTCGATGGATTTCCGCGAGGCGCTCCAAAGCGATCTGTGTCTCTACGGCAACGCGTTCGCGCAGATCGTGCGCGACCGTCAGCAACGCATCACCGCGCTGTATCCACTCCAGGCGCGACGGATGCAGATCTCGCGCGACAAGGATCTGCGGCTCGTGTATTCATACCAGACCGACGTGGCGCGGCACGAGTTCGTCGCCGACCCGCTGCACCCGCCGATCCTGCACCTGCGATCCTTTAGCGCCGACGGCGTTGTCGGGCGTTCGCCGATCGAGGTCGCACGCGATGCGGTCGCCGGGGCGATTGCGGCCGACACCTACGGGCAGACGTTTTTCGGCAACGGCGCGGCACCGGGCGGCGTCCTGCAAGGGCCGCGCGGCGGGCGACTCACCGAGCAGGCGCACCAACGCCTGCGCTCGTCGTGGGATGCCGCGCACAAGGGGGCGGCACGCGCGCATCGCGTGGCGCTGCTCGAAGACGGATGGACGTGGAACCCGATCAGCGTCGGCAATCGTGACAGCCAGTGGATCGAAGCGCGGCAGCTCGGCGTGCTCGACATCGCGCGGCTATTCGGCCTGCCGCCGTGGACACTGTACGAAATGGAACACGCCGCAACCTACAACTCGGTCGAGCAGCAGGCGATCGACTTTGCGCGCGAGATCTCGGGCTGGCTGCGTCGGTGGGAATCGCAGCTCGATAAAACGCTACTGTCGGCCCGCTCGACGCGCACGCACTTTTCCAAGTTCGTGATCGAGGGCATGTTGCGCGGTGATATTCAGACGCGGTATCAGGCGTACGCGACCGGCAGGCAATGGGGTTGGCTGTCGATCAACGACGTTCGCAAGCTCGAAGACATGAACCCGATCGGCGACGCGGGCAACGACTACATGCAGCCGCTTAACATGCAGGCGGCAGGAGCACCCGACGACCCGGTCGACGCAATCAGCGACGAGCAGTCGGCGCGCTTGCTGGCGCTCGCGACTGGCGAACCGAACTAAGGGGGCACGATGGCAGATCGCGAAGTTCGCACCCTAACCCGACGCGTCGAGGCGCGTGCGTCTGGCGACGACGCCGGGCCGCACAACGAGATCACCGGCTACGCGGCGATCTTCGACACGCCGACGACGATCGCGGGCGCGTTCACCGAGACGATCGATCGCGGCGCGTTCGATGACGCCCTCGGCGACGACGTGCGCGTCTTGTTTAACCACGACCCGAGCCGGTTACTCGGTCGCACCAAAAGCGGCACCGCGTCGATTGCGGTCGACGAGACGGGACTGCGCTACCTGGTGCGCCCGCCGGACACCGCGACCGGCCGCGAGGTGCTTGAGTTGCTGCAACGCGGCGACATTTCTGGCAGCTCGTTCGGGTTCCGCGTATTACAAGATCGCTGGACTGACGGCGCAACGCCGGGCGACTTGCCGGTGCGACATTTAGAACGCGTCGCCCTGTATGACGTTTCGCCCGTGACGATGCCCGCGTATGCAGAGACGACCGCCGAGGCGCGCAGCCAGGCGGCAGCCCGTACACACACGAACGACAGCGCGACCGCGCAGCGACGTCTGACGGTCGCCCGGCACACGATGCACGAGTAGGACAACGGTTTAACACTCGCGTCGGCGCTCGCGTCATCGGCTAGCTAGCCCACACGCAGCAACGCGGCCTTACTGAGGGGGATCGCATGAAGCTACGTGAACAACGCGCCAAGCTGGTCGAACAGCAGCGCCAGATTGTCAAGGCCGCCGACGACGAGTCGCGGGGCATGACAGTCGACGAGCTGACGAAGTTCGACGCAATCAACGACGACATCGACGCACTGAAGGCGACGATCGACCGTGCCGAAGCGGTCGAGGCCGAAGAGCGGGCCGACGTCCAGATCGCCGAGCCAATGGAAACGCGCACACCGTCAACGGTGAGCGTGCCCGTACACACCGAGACGCGCATCGGCGTCGGGTCCGACGAGTACCGCGAGGCATTCGACGGCTACCTGCGAAGCGGCGTTATGGAGCGTCGTGCGCTCGAAGTCGGCACGAACAGCGAGGGCGGCTACCTGGTGCCCGATAGCTGGTCGAATCAGCTCGTCCAGGCGCGCAACGCAGAAAACGTGATGCGCCAGTTGGCGACCGTCGTGACGACGACTAGCGGCACCTTCAACGTACCGACGGTTAGCTCGCAAGGCACCGCAAGCTGGACCACCGAGGAAAGTGCTCATACGGAGAGCGATCCGGCGTTCGGTATTGTGCAGTTCTCGGCCTACAAGGCCTCGACGCTGGTGAAGGTCAGCGACGAGTTGCTGAACGACAACGCCTACGACCTCGAAGGCTACCTCGCGCAGGAGTTCGGCCGACGGATCGGCGTGTTGGAGGAAGCTGCATTTTGCGATGGTTCTGGCTCTGGACAGCCCAAGGGAACGATCTACGACGCGACCGTGGCGGTAACAGCGGCGGGCGCGGCGGCGGTGACTGCTCTGGAGTTGGTAAGCCTGTACCACAGTCTCGGTCGGCAGTATCGCGATCGGGCGTCGTGGCTTTTGCACGACAACACGGTGCAACTAGTCAGGAAACTGGTTGATGGTGATTCACAATTCTTATGGCAGCCAGGCCTCCAGGCTGGGGCACCCGACCGGCTACTCGGTCGCCCGGTCTACACGAGCGACGGGATCCCGGTTCCGACGACGGCGAAAAAGTCGATCGTATTCGGTGACATCGGATCGGCGTACTGGATCGCAGACCGTGCCGGGATCTCGGTGCAACGTCTCAATGAGTTGTATGCCGCGAACGGCCAGGTCGGGTTCATTGCATCGAGCCGCACCGACGGCGCAAACGTACTCACCGACGCGGTCAAGGTTCTCCAGCAGGCCTAGTCGGGCGGTGCTGAACTGCTCAAGGTGGCGCGGGTGCGTAGTGCGCCTGCGCCGCCTTTTTCCAGAGAGGCGACACACGATGCAAATCAGAATGTTGACGTCGATCGCAGGTGCGGATCTGACAGCCAGGCCCGGCGAGGTCGTCGAGTGCGAGCCGTTACTCGCGGCGCGATTGATCGACAGCGATCAAGCGGTCGCAGTCGACGGTGCGCCCGAAGCGGCGGCAGTCGGCGGTGCGCCGGAAGTCGCGACGACGGCACGCGCGCAGCCGCGACGCCGGGGCAAGCGTGGCTAAGTGGTCGGATATCTGGCACGAGCTGGTCGAGGTATCGGCCCCGAGTGCCGAGCCGATCACGACCGCCGAGGCGAAGGCGTTTTTGCGGGTCGACCATTCGACGCAGGATGATCTCGTTGACGATCTGATCGCGGCGGCGCGGCAGCGTGTCGAGGCCGACACCGGGCGCAGCCTGATCACGACAACTTGGGATCTGACGTTTGATCAGTTTCCCGACGAGCGGGCGATCGTGCTGCCACGGTTGCCGCTGGCGTCGGTAACGTCGATCACGAGTTATGACGAAGACGACGCCTCGGCGACGTTCGCCAGCTCAAAATACCTCGTCGATACGGCGCAGGGACGGATCGCGCTGAACGACGACGAAGACTGGCCGACGGATCTGCGAACGCATAGCAGCGCCGTCGTGCGGTTTGTTGCGGGCTACGGGGCGAGCGGGTCGAGTGTGCCGCAACCGTTGCGGCTCGCGCTGTATCAGCTCGTGGCGCACTGGTTCGAGCAGCCCGATCCGATTGCCGGGATCGAGCAGGTCGACGTCGCCTACGCCGGGCATGTGGCGGCGTATCGCGGCGGGCAGGGGATCGGCTGATGGCGCGGCGACCATTCAACCCGGCGAGGCTCAGCGAGCGTGTGACGATTCAAACAGCGACGACGAGCGTGGATAACCAAGGCGGGCGATCGGCGTCCTGGGGCACCCTGGCGACCGTGTGGGCCGACGTGCGGGCACTATCGAGTCGCGAGTCGATCGCGGCGAAGGCGGCGGCCTCGAAGGTCGGGTACGAGGTCACGGTGCGCTACCGATCCGACGTGACACCGAAAATGCGCGTGAGTTGGACGCCGTCGTGGGCCAGCGGAGCCGGGGCGACCTATTTGGAGATCCACGGCATCCGGCCTGACCGGGCATCGCAAACGCTGGCGCTAGATTGCGGGGCGGCGGCCTGATGCCACGCTCAGCCCTCGAACCGATCGGCGAGGCGGTCTATACCGCGTTGAACGTGTCGGCGTTTACGACGCTGGCCTCGGGCGGCGTGTATGACGACCCGCCGCAGAGTGTCAGCTATCCGTTCGCGTGGTACACGGTGCGCGAGGATGACACCGAGGGCACGTTCGGGCAGATCTTCAAACGGTGCCGGGTGCGAGTGCACTGTTTCTCGCAGTACGCCGGGAACCAGGAAGCGCAGCAAGTGATCAACAAGGCTGTCGACTTGATTCGCGGCACAACGCCGAGCCTGACGAACCACACGGCGATCCAAGTACTGCACGAGGGATCGACGTCGCTGCCCGACGAGCTGATCAACGGCATCAAAACCAAGCACATCGCGGCCGACTTCGTCTACACGGTGGCCGAGGATTAGGCGATGGGCATCCGCAAACCGATCGACGCGACGGCGGCCAAGAGCGCGAATTTTAAACTACGCGGCCAGCGCGATCTGCGCGAGGCGCTCGAACGCCAGATGCGTCGGATCCCCGGCCAGGCAAAAGCCGCACTGGGCGACGAGGCCGAGTACCAGAAGGGACTCGCGCAGGAGCGCACGCCGTGGGATTCTGGCGACCTGGCCCGCTCTGCTATCGCGGGCGACGGGTTCCAGCTCGGCGACGACTTTGTCGCGAAGTATGGATTCGGCGGCGCACCCGACGAGATCCCGTATGTCTTTATTCAGCATTACGCCCACTACAGGCACGACGACGGCGAGCGTAAGTGGCTGTACAACACGGCGCACCGGCAATCCGGTCGAATGCTCAAACGGCTCGCGCAGGATCTCCAGGTGAAGCGGATATGACCGACCGCGATCGATCGTGCCATCGGTGCGGCGCGTCGGCTGAGTCGCGCGTCGAGTCGTGCGGGTTCGGCGAAGTGCGATCCGAGGTCTGCGGCGTGTGCGGGGCCGAGTGCCCCGAGCAAACTGCCGGGACTTTTTCAGGCGCGAAAAATCCGCGATCGAAACGGCGGCGCGAGACACGACACCAGCACGAGGCCGAGCGCGATCTCGAACGCGCGACGAGGTGATCAGAATGCCAAAAGGGAAAGACTACATTGCAACGACGCGCCTGACGAATCGCGAGGGCGACGTGCTGGCCGCCGAGGGTCAGACGTGCGGCCAGGTGCCCGACAAGTCGATCGGCTGGCTCTCGAAGCAAAAGTTGATTATCCCGAAGAGCGAAGCCACGGGCGGGCGGTCGCGTGCACGTAGGGGGGGCGACTAATGGCGAAGTATGGCGCGAAGGATGTCGGGTTTTTTCTGGTCGACGGCTACAACCTGATCGGCGTCTCGACGTCGCTCGCGGATAGCACGTCGGCAGAAATGGAAGAGACAACCGGCCTCGGCGACAGTTGGGCCGAGCAGACGGCGACCGGCGTGCGGTCTGCCGAGCTGACCGCCGACGGCTTCTACGACGATGCCAGCGACTCGGTCAACGCGGCGCTCAGCGGCAACGAGGCCACGTCGCGCGTGGTCTGTTACGCCTACGAATCAAACACGATTCACAAGGCAATGGTCGGGCACGAGGGCACATTCGGAGGCACGTATACGCGCACCGCGACGCGCGACGAGCTGACGAAGGCGTCGGCGAGTTGGACTGTGAGCGGGCAGAAAGACAACGGAATGATCATGCACGCGCTCGGGTCAGAGACGGCGACCGGCACGGGCGGCGCGGCGAACAACGACGCGAGCACGTCGTCGGGCGCGGTCGGCTACTTGCAGGTTACGGTCAAGGCAGGCACGTCGCCGACGCTCGACGCCAAGCTGCGCCACTCGGCCGACAATTCGACCTACGCCGATCTGCTGAGCTTCACGCAGGCGACCGACGTGACGGCCGAGCGCGTTACCGCGAGCGGCACCGTGAATCAGTACGTGCTGGCCAGTTGGACGCACGGCGGGACGTCGCCGGAGTTCACGTTTATGGTGGGCTTTGCGCGAGGCTAATGGATCTTGGACGTTATCAACATGCGGCGCGCGAGTTGGAACGCTTCGCGCGGCTGCAACTGTACGAGGCGACGGCCGAACAGGACGTTGCCGAGGCGCGCACGTTGCTCCGACTAACGGTCGGCGTGCGCCGCAAGCTCGAACGGTGGGCGGTTCCGGTGCCGCCCAAAACGGCAGACCACTCGCGCCGACGCGCGCCCGCTCGCCCCGGCTCTGCCGGTGCCTCGGTCGCCTCGCGACATTCGACAAGGGGCTGACAGATGGCGAAATACGGTAGTAACAGTTTGATCGTGGCGGTGGACAATTCATCGGGATCGGTCGTGACGATGACCTCGTACATTACGTCGATCAACGCGATCGAAGTCGAGGCGATCTTGACTGAGTCGCACTCGTTCGGCGATGCCTGGTTTGAGCAGTTGGCGACCGGCGTACGCAAGGCGAGCGATCTGGTACTTGGCGGGCTGTACGACGACACGAGCACGACAGGGCCGGATGCGATCTTTAATGACGTCGCCGACGGCCCGAGCGATAGCACTCGAACAGTGACGATCACGTTTGGGGGGTCGAAGACCTGCTCGTTCGAGGCGATCATCAGCAAGTACACCCGAACCGCGACACGCAACGAGCTGACCGCGTTCGAGGTAACGCTCGTACCGACGGGCACCGTAACAGAGGCGTAGATCGTTTCACACGACGCCAGGCGCTCGCCGCAGAGTGTGGCCTCGCCTGGCGTCCTGTACTAAGGGGGCGAGATGTTCGCATCGCGAATCACGAAAGAGATCCAGACGCCGACCGATCCGGCGTACACGGTCACGATCCGGCAACTGTCGGGCCGGGCGAAAGCGCGGTGCCAGGAAGCCGTGATCACGCGTGCCGCGTCGCTGGTCGAGCGGATCGGCGGGGCCAAAGCGTTCGCGGCTATTCAGGATCTCGGAGGCGAGCGCGAAGTGCGCGAGGCGGTCGAGCGCGACCCGTCGCAGAGTTACGACCAAGCGACGGTACTCGTCGAGGGCATCGTCTCGTGGACGGCAGCCGAGGACGTGACACCCGAGCAGATCGACGACCTCGAACCCGAGACGTCAGATCTATTGTTCCGCGAGATCCTGCGGCTCAGTCGGGTCGCGGTAACGGCAGAGGATGCGACAAGCGATGCGGCTGCACGAAAAAACGGCTGAAGGCGTTTCACCGACTGCTGTCCGACAGCGAGTCGGCGAGCGCCGATCCCGAGCTGCTGCGCGTCTGGATGGTGTCGCGGTTGTGCGAGGAGTTCCATTGCCTGCCGACGGTCGCCGAAAAATTGTGGCTCGACGATCCGCAGGACACCGCGATCCAGATCCTCGAACTGCGCGCCTATGCGAACGCGCTGCGGGCCTACACGCAGGCCGACGGAAAAATTGACAAGCTCGACGAGTCGCCACTTATGGATCAAGTGATCGCCAACGTGTTCGCGCTGCACCAGGAACGGGTCGCCGCCCGCGAGGGTGACACCTAATGGCGACTGTCAACGTCGGCGTGCTCGAAGCGGTGCTCCGGCTGAAGGATACGATGTCGCCCGGCTTGAATAATGCGGGCAAGCAATTACGCCAGTTTGGCGCGAAGGCGCAGACGGCGGGCGCATCGCTCACGCGCGGGATCTCGCTGCCGCTGGCGGCAATGGGCGGCCTGGCGGTGAAGGCGGCGATCGACTTCGAGAGTTCGTTCGCTGGTGTTCGCAAAACGGTCGACGCGACCGAGGCCGAGTTTCAAAACCTTGCCAAAGGGTTCCGCGCCCTGGCGCTCGAAATCCCGGTGTCAGTGAATCAACTGAACAACATCGGCGAGGCCGCCGGGCAGCTCGGGATCAAGACCGAGAACATTCTCGACTTTACAAAAACAATGGCGCAGCTCGGGGTCGCGACGAACCTGAGCGCCGAAGAGGCGGCGACGTCACTGGCGCGGCTCGCGAACATTACCGGGATGGCGCAGGACGATTTCGACAAGCTCGGATCGACGGTCGTCGGCCTGGGCAATAACTTCGCGACGACCGAAGCCGAGATCGTCGAGTTCGGGCTGCGGATTGCTGGCGCGGGCGCGCAGATCGGACTGACCGAGGGCGAGATCCTCGGGTTAGGCACCGCGCTCTCGTCGGTCGGCATCGGGGCCGAGGCGGGCGGCACGGCGATCAGCAAAGTAATGATCCAGATCGCGAGCGCCGTGTCGACGGGCGGTGCCGAGCTGGATCAGTTCGCCGAGATTGCGTCGCGGACTGGCCGCATTGCGCGCGAGGATTTTGCGCAGGCGTTCGAGGAGGATGCCGCAGGCGCGATCGTCACGTTTATCGAAGGGCTGGGCACGCTCGACGATGCCGGGATCAACACGTTCGCCGTGCTCGAAGATCTCGGCATGTCGGAGATCCGCGTGCGCGATGCCATGCTGCGCGCGTCGGGTGCGGGCGACTTGCTGCGCGAGGCGGTCGAGGAAGGCAACACCGCGTGGACCGCGAACCTGGCGCTGACGAAGGAAGCCGCCGAGCGATTCAAGACGACCGCGTCACGACTGACGCTACTCAAAAACAAACTAGTCGACGTCGGGATCGAGCTGGGCGTTGCGCTGCTGCCGATGTTAGAGCGCCTGGTCGACATGGCCGACGCGGCGATCCCGAAGGTGCGCGCGCTGGTGCAGGGGTTCGCCGCGCTGCCGACGCCGATGCAGAACGCGGCGATCGGTGCGGGGGTGTTTGTCGCCGCGCTCGGGCCGATGTTGTTTGTTACGGGCGCGGTGTCGCACGCGTTCGGAACGCTCCTGCCGCTGCTCGGCGTGCTTAAGCGCGTGCTTGTCGGTGTCGGCGGTGGGCCGATCGTGAAGTTTGGCAGCCGTCTCGCACGGATCGCAACGTCGGCCGCAGGGTTGCGCGGCGTGCTGGTGACGCTCGGGCGAGTCGTTGTCGGGTTCTCGAACCCGGTCAGCCTCGCCGCGACGGCGGTGGCCTTGCTGGTCGGCTCGACCGAAACCGGGCGGCGCGTCATGTATCAGCTCGGTCGGGTGATAAAGAATGTTGCGTTGTTGAGTATTCGACCGCTAATTTCCGAAGCGGTCGCCCTGTGGGGCGCGCTCAAAACGCTCGGCGCTTGGGTCGGCGACAAATTAACGCCCATCTTTCGGTTCTTCGGTGAGATCTTCGGATGGGTCGCCGATCGCCTCGAAGATCTGGCAGATTTTCTCAGCCTGGCCAAGACAAAAACTGAAGAGTTCACGCCCGCGATTAACACGCTGACGACCGCGACGCGCCAGGTCGACACGAGCCTGCGAGCCGTCGCCACGAGTGCGCCGAACGCCGGGGCCGGGTTGGAGACGTTCGGCACCAGAGCGGGCACCGCCTCGACCGCCGCCGATGATCTAGCGACAAAGCTCGACGAGCTGCGCGCCGGGATTCTCGACAGCGCGCTCGCGGGCGACGTCGCGAACCTCACGACGGTCTTCGAGGGACTCGACGACGAGCAACTCGCGAACACCGAGAACGCGAAACGGCTGGTCGATCAGATCCAGGCGTTGATCGATCGCGGCGGCCCTGTAAACGACGCGATGCGCGCCTATGCGACGAGCGCGGACCTGGCTGCCGACGCCGCCGCGCGAGCCGCCGAGAAAACGCGCGCCTTTAACAGCAAGGTAGAGGGCGCGATCACGACGATCACCGACGGCAATCTCGACGACGAGCTGCATGTGTGGGAAACGGCGCTTTCCGAAGTGCAGATCGCGGGCGAGTTGACCTACAACGAAGTCATGCGCCTGGGGGCGGAGGCGGTCACGCTGCGCCAGCGCGGCGCGCAACTCTCGCCGCAGCTCGAAGAGGTTGCACGGCAACACGAGTATTGGCTCGCGATGATTAACGCGACCAAGCTCGGCGGCGTGACGCAAGACATCAAGCTGTTGAACGAGCAGCTCGTCGTACAGCCGTCACTATTTCAACAACTCCGCACGGCCTGGTCGGCGGTGCCCGGCATGATCACGAAAACGATCATGCAAGGCGGCGACGCGGTGCGCGCGGTCGGGTCGCACTTTGGCGGGCTGATCGGCACGCACCTAGAGGGCAAGCTCGTCGGCGCGCTTACCGGCAAAGTCGGCGCGGCGATCGGCGCGGCGTTTGGTCCGATCGGGGCGATGGCCGGGCAACTGATCGGCAAGGGCATCAGCGCGGCGGTAAAGGAAGGCCTGAAGGGCTTACGAAAGCTCGGCGTGGCGCTCAAGGGGCTGTTCGGCCGGAGTACCGAGGACAACATTCGGATCATGGGCGAGCGGATGGGCTTCCAGTTTGGATCGAGTATGCAGCGCGCGATCGCGGCGACCTCGACCGAGATCGGGCACGACTACACGGCGTTCTTGCTGCACCTGTCGGAGATCACGCGCTCCCAGGGGTTGCATATGTCGGAGGACTACCAGCTCGTCGCGAGGACCGCCCGCGACCTCTGGTCGATGGTTGAGCAGGGGCACATTACAAGCGGCGAGGCGGCCGAGGCGATCGGGCCGATCCTCGAAGATCTTGCGGCGGGATTCGCGACTGCATCCGACACCGGGCAGATCCAGTTCTACGAGCTGATCCAGGTCGCGCACAAAATGGGCATGAGCCTCGAAGATCTGCGCGCGCTGGTCGGGTCACTGGCCGACGACGCGCTCGCGACGCAACTGAGCCGCGCGATTATCGACGTTAACGGCAACATCATCGATCTGGACGCCTCGATCCGTAACCTGCCAGACGTGATCCACATTCGCACCGAGATCGAGTGGGATGTCGATAACGTGCCGTGGGACGAAATCCACGACGAGATGCAGGATATCTTTAGCGACATCGTCGGCGAGGAAAGCGGCGATGCCGACAACTATACGCAAGGCTTCCAGCACGGCACGGGCGGGCGTTTCGTCGACTTTGGCGGCGGGCAGGGCACGTTGGTACGGTTGCACGGTCGCGAGGCGGTCGTGCCCGAAGGCCAGAGCGCGCCAGGGGTTGCTGCGCTCGCGCACGAGATCCGCGCGCTGCGGGCCGACCTCGAAGTCGAGCGCACGTTTCAATCGCAACTCGTGCCGAAGATGTTGGCGGCGGCGATCGCGCAGTCGGGGGCGACAAACTAATGGGCGTTGCGCCGACCTCGATCGCCCTAGAGATGCAGTTCGCGGGCACGGCTGGCGCGTGGACAAACGTCTGGGCCGACGTGCGCGCGCAGGTTGACGTCGTGGCGTCCTACGGGATATCCGCAGGGGGGCCGGGCGACCGCTGCGCGCAGCCTGGCGCACTAACGTATGCGCTCGATAATTCCGCGAACAACTCGAACACCGCTGTCGGGTATTACAGCCCAGGGCATGCGAACGTCCGCAGCGGGTTCGAGATCGGCATCGCGTGCCGTCTCGCGATCACGTACGGCGGCACGACGTACTACAAGTTCGTCGGGCGGCTGGCGTCGATTCATGCGACGGCAAACCAGCGCGGACCCTGGACGACGTTATGCGTCGTGCACGACTACCTTGACGAATGCCTGCGGACGTCACTCAAACGGCAGGCCGTGCTGACCTCGAAGCGCGGCGACGAGGTCTTCGACACGCTGGTCGCTGCGATGCCGTCCGCGCCTGGCAGTTCGACGAGCGGCACCGGGCGGGAAACCTACGCGCTCGCGCTCGACGCGAAGTCGCCCGAGGAAGGCGTCAGCGTGCTCGGCGAGCTGCAACGCCTCGCAATGTCCGAGGCGGGTTTTATCTATGCGAAGGGCACGACCAACGCCAGCACGGCGCAGGCGTTCACGTACGAGAGCCGCACCGACCGCGCCAAGAAAAACACGAACCAGTCGACGTTCGACGACGACGACATCGAGGCGATCTCGATCCGGCGCTCGCGGGATTCGGTGATCAACCGCATGCAGGTGTTGACGCACCCGCGCCGCAAGGATGGCAGCAGCGTCGTGCTGTACTCGATGCGCGACGCGACGGTCGGCACCGACTCGGCGGTCGCGCTCCTGGCGGGCGAGTCAATCACGCTTGTCTGCCCCTACACCGATCCCGACGACCGGGAGCAGCGGTGCGCGGGGACGTCAATGGTCACGCCTGCCAGCTCGACCGACTACACGGCCAACGCCGCCGCCGATGCGTCGGGCGCTGACATGTCCAGCAGTCTCGGGGTGAGTGCCACGTATGGCGGCACGTCGGCGTCGGTCGTGTTGACGAACAACCACGCGAGCACGACGCTGTACATCACGAAGTTCGATTTCCGTGGCCTCGGGATCTACGACCAGCAGACGACCGTAAACGAATTAGAAGACGCGACGAGCCAGTCGACGTTCGGCACGAACACCTACCGCTACGACGCCAGCTATCAGATGGACCCGGTGGTGGGCAACTCGTTCGCAAAACACTTCCTCGGGGTGTACAAAGACGCGCAACAGAGCGCCGAGAGCGTGACGATCCTGTTGAACAAAAACGCGGGACTCATGGCCGCCGGGCTTACCCGAGAAGTCGGCGATCGGATCGGCATCAGCGAAGCGCAGACGGCGCTCGACGAGGGCTACTTTATTCAATCGGTGACGTTGACGATCAAGCCGACGAACGTTATCCGGTGTAAGTGGACGCTGTCGCCCGCGAGCCGGATCGTGTACTGGTTCATCGGCACGGCGGGCGCGTCGAACGTCGGCACCTCGACGCTGCTGTCGTTCTAGAGGAGTGAGACATGGCATACGTCGCCGCTTCGACCCTGACAACCGGGGATATGGTTACGGCCGGAGAGTGGAACGCCTCAGTCGTTGCCAATAGTGCCGCGTTGCGTACCGGCTCGATCGCGATCGCGTCACAGGGTGCGAACGAGCTGATCTTCGCGAGCAGCGGCACGCAACTGGCGAGAAATAGCGCGTTGACGTATAACGCCAGCACGAACAGCCTGTCGGTCGGCGCGTCTCCGCTCGATTACATCGCAAACTATTTTGCCGGGAATTTCACATCTGGCGGCGCGGCGTCGAACGCGGCGAAACAGTGGTACGCCGGAACGCTGACCGGCGTTGCTGGCGATACGTCATCCCTGGGCGGAACGATTTTCGGGAATGCGATCACGACGCAAGCAAGCCAAGCCGTCACGACGGTCTACCAAGTCAAGATCGACGAGCCTACGATCATCGTCGGGGGCGGTGGAAGCGCTGGCACCTCAGCATCGCTCTGGATCACTGGCGCAGCTGGCGAGGCGAGTGCCAATTACGCCCTGTTTGTAGACGATGGGGCGACGCGGCTAGATGGCACCTTGGATGTTGACGGAATAACCACCATCACCAACACCGCGTCAGGCGCGACACCGGGGGATACCAATACGCGCCTCATCGTGGAGCACAACGACAACTGCGCCGTGGGTATCTACAGCGGGACAGGTGGGGCCGGAATAATCGATTTCGGTGACAGTGGCGACAGCGATATCGGGCGTCTCATCTACAACCACAGCTCCAACTTTATGTCGTTTACCACGAACGCGGCGGAACGGATGCGGATTGATAATGCCGGGAATGTTGGCCTCGGAGTAACCGATCCTGATGTTGCGCTTGACGTGACTGGCGGCGACAACGTGCTCGATATTTTCCGTATCACGCAGCGGGCATCAGGTGCAGCGGCGTACGGGTTACAAGTGGGATTGGCTGATACCGGCGACCCTGTGTTCCAGCGACTGGTGAACGACACCGCGACGGAGTCGTTCCGCATAGTGCGTGGTACTGGTGTTGTGAAATTTAACGCCAACGTTGGGATCGGGACTTCCACCCCCACGTCACCGTCAGATGTGGCTAGAATCCTTGAGATTGAGGACGGCACCCACGCGGGATTGGTGCTGCATGATTCCACAGCGGACGCATGGGAGATGTATGCGAACGGAACTGACGTGTCGTTCGCCTATAACAATTCAATCAAAATGCGGATCGAAGGTGATACGGGGTACGTCGGCATCGGCACAACGGAGATCACCCAACCGCTCACGGTATCTGCTGGGGGCGGTCAAGGGATCAAGGTTGATACATCTCCCGGCACCTCTGGGGCAGCTGGCGCAACTGGGGGATCGGCATTCCTGACGCTCGGCTCCCACACGGGAACGACCAACAACAACAATACCGATAACGGGATTAATTTCATGGTGGACAACGTCACCAAGTGGTCGTGGGGTATGAAAGGTCAGGGCAGTACAGACTCGACTGCCGACATGAATCTGTTTAATAACGTGCATGACAATGTGTGTATCAAAGTGTTCGGAGCCTCAAATACCGTCAACTTCATCGACGCCGTGAACGTGGCGGGAACGTTGTCCAAGGTATCGGGGACATTCAAGATCGACCATCCGCTGCCGTCCATGACGGACACGCACCATCTCATTCATTCGTTCATAGAGGGACCGAAAGCGGATCTGATTTACCGTGGCACCGCCACACTGGTGGACGGGCAAGCGACGGTGGATCTGGACGAGGCCGCAGGGATGTCCAGCGGGACA